TTCTGCGGGACCGTTCGACCTGACGTTGACCCCGGTGCTGAACCTCACGCTCAATGACGTGGCGATCCAGACCTACACCTTTGTAGCTGGTGACTTCGGCGCAGGCATCGCCGCGGCAACCCGTGCGGAGGTGGCAGCCGCCATCAACCGTGAGTTCGTGGGCGTCCAGGCTTACGACAGCGGGGCGGTCCTTATCGTCCGGACGGACTGGCGTGGCTCTGATGCTACCCTGACCGAGAGCGGCAACGCTTCGACTGTCCTTGGCCTGGACACAGGCCCCACGGCATCCACCGGGAACTGCGCCAACATCGACGCGGTCACGGCCGCTGAGATCAAGACGATTGTGGAGGCGGCGTGCGTCAACGGTACCTGCACGGTCACCGGGGCCACGACCATCACGATGACATCGGACACCACCGGGGTGGGATCCACGATCATGGTCGAGGTGGCATCCACTGCCGACGATGAGCTGGGCTTCGACAACATCAGCCACGCGGGCTCCGCGGCGTCTCCTGCGGTGGACACGCTGACCGTGGATGCGAAATACGAAGGCGGATGGGGCGACAACCTCGCCATCACCATCGAGGACGCCAGCAACGCCGAGGCGGCTCTCTTCAACCTCAAGGTCTACGAGTCCAGCGTGCTGCGTGAGACGTGGCCGAACGTGTCGATGCTCGACACTCATGCTAGGTTCTGCGAGACCATCATCAACGATGCAACCACGGGGTCTACCCGTATCACTGTCACCGACCTGGACTGCGGGGAGACCCCCCCGGCGGATCGTCCCGTCAACATCGCCTACACCGCAGCAGCTCTGGCGGGTGGAGATGATGGGATCGTGGCCATCGCTGACACGGACTTCGTTGGGAGCTCTGCCGGCGGAACCGGGATGAACGCCTTTGACGTGAAAGACGACGGGACCCTGCTCGTGGTCCCTGATCGGAGCGCCAACCAGACGGTCTCCACCGGGATGATCGCCTACTGCGAGGTGGCCCGAAAGGGTCGGATGTTCGCCCTGATCGATCAGAGCGCCGATCTCACCGCCAGCGCGTCCAAGACGGACCTGTCCACACGGTCCCTGGGGGCGGCTACTGAGTTCGCTGGTGTCTGGTGGCCACGGATTAAGGTCGCCAACCCGGACAAGGACGTCCACGGGAGCGGTGAGACCATCACTATTCCCAACTCTGGCCTAGTGTCCGGGGTCATGGGTCGGGTCGCGTCCAGCAAGTCCGGCGGGATCTACGAGAACCCAGCTGGTGAGGAGGTGGGCCGTCTGTTCACCGCTCTGGGGCTGGAGACCGAAGAGGTACGCAAGGACGCTGCCCGTGATCTGGTCTACCCTGAGCGGATCAACCCGATCACGAAGACCTCTGGAGGCGTGATCTACCTCGACGGCTCGCGGACCCTGAAGGGCACGGGCAACTTCCCGGCGCTGGCTGAACGTCTGGGAGCGACCTTCATCGAGTTCGCCATCAAGGCGGGGATCCAATTCGCCAGGCATCGGAACAACGACGCTAAGCTGCGACGCCAGATCCATCGGACGGTCTACGCCTTCCTGCTGATCCAGATGAGGGTCGGGGCGTTCCGGTCCATGGATCCGACGGACGCCTTCACCGTCAACTTCGGGGACGATCTGAACCCGCCCACGGAGATCTTCGCGAATCGCCTCAACGGGGAGATCGGGCTGGCCACGCAGAAGCCGGCCGAGTTCATCCCGATCACGTTCCGTCAGGATACCCGCGACATTCAAGCAGAGCTGGCAGCGGCGGGCGCGTAGCCCCTGACTCGAGAGCTTAGAGAGGAGGACTAGATGGGCTTCGGAGCACCGCGCAGCTATCACAAGCGCTTCAGTTTTGAGGTTGAAATCGACGGCATTGCCAGCGCTGGATTCATGTCCTGTAGCGGGCTATCGGCTGAGGTGGAGACCATCGAGATCCATGAGGGCGGCGGGCTCAAGCCGTCATCCAAGGATCCCGGCAAGGTCTCATTCCCGCCGATCACGCTTCGACGTGGCGTTACCACGGATCTGGACACCTACGCATGGTTTCTGACCGTCGCAGAGGGGACCTCTGGGCTCGGTCTCCCTGATCCGCTGTTCCGCCGTGGCGTGAGCATCAACCAACTCAACCGAGCGGGCGCGGTCATCCGCCAGTGGGACCTCGTGGACGCGTGGATTAAGAAAATCCAGGTGGGTGACTGGGACAGCAACAGCAACGAGGCCAACGTGGAAGAGATCGTGATCGAAATGGATCACTGGTTGTTGTCTGAGTAGCGAGTAGGAGGCCCGTGAGCGGCCTCAACGGTTTGTGTGGACCGCTGGGAGAGGTTTGACCTTCTCGGCAGTCCACGGACGCAGGAGCCCAGCTCTTGCGTCTACTTGGCGAAGGCTAGATCCTTCGCCCGTGAGTGAGTGAATGGACAGGCGGCCTAGCCTCTCCGGCTTCGGGTTGCCGAGTGAAGGAGACGACATGGCGCGCACCGCAGAAATCACCCTCCCCTCTGGCTTGGTCGTTGAGATCCGCAACCTCAAGGTTTCGGATGAAGACGCTCTGACCGACCGCAACGCCCAGCGCAATCCAGTCATCTGGAACAAGCTCTTGAGCAGCGTGATTACGAAGGTCTCAGGGGTCCCAGAGGGCTACTCTGGAGTGAAAGCCGAAGACTCTCTCAAGGCTATCAAGCTCTACACGGGCGACCGGATGGCGCTGCTGCTATACGTTCGCAGGATCAGCTACGGGGACATCCTGGACCTCGACTGGAGCTGCCCGTGTGGGGATCTGGTCTCCTGGAGCTGCGACCTCTCCCTGCTGCCGATCAAGTCCTTCCCCGAGAGCACCAAGGAGAGCCTGGCCAAGGGTGAGCCCCTGATCGCTTGGCTCCCGGATGCTGGGGTTGAAGTGGCCTTCAGACTCACCACCGGAGAGGACGAGACCAAGCTGGCACGCAACCGAAAGGGCGGACAGAAGCGGCTCATCAGCGACATGCTGCTACGACGCATCGTCCTCCTGGACGGAGAGAGGCCGCGGCGGCAGGATGTGGAGGATCTGTCCGGCTACGACGGCGACTGCTTCCGAGAGGCCATGGACGATGCAGACGGCGGCGTGGACACGGAGATCGAGGTTTCATGTCCCGCTTGCGGGAGAAGCAGGCGAATCAGCCTCCCTTTCGATTCGAGCTTCTTCAGCAGGCCAAAGAAGATGAAGAGGACGCTCGGGTTGAGGCCCGGCGAGAGCGAGACAGGGAGGAAAAGGCCCGCAGTGGTGACGACGAGCCACCCCACGAGCCAGGAGAGCGAGTAGGAGCCAGCGTCAGGGGCGGGTCCCTCCCTCCCCTGGAGTCAGACGACGACGAGCTAGCCAGCGTCGGCCTCCTACCGTTCCCAATCCCGCCGAGAGATGTATGGTGGTCGCAGCTGTTCCATTTAGGGTACAGCGGAGGTGGCTACGGTTTGGGATGGGGGCTGCAAGACGTCATGGCCCTCGACGCAGGAGACCGAGATGCGCTTTGTGAGCGCTTGAATGAGCGCTATCAAGCGGATCAGGACGCGATGAACCGGAGATGAGCAGTGGCCCTCAACAACTTCGGCCTTGGGATTCATCTCGGACTGAAAGACGGCTTCACCCAACCCTCCAAGAAAGCCCGCGACGAAATGGGCAAGTTCACCGGAGCCGGCAAGGACATGGCCGGCGGAATCACCGGGGCTATGTCTCAGATTGGCGTGGCGTTTGCTGGGCTCACCACTGCTGTCGCCCCCCTGGTTGCCCTGACTGGACTCGCCGACAAGGCTGGCAAGTTCACGTTCGAGCTGACTCGGGTAGCCAACATCAGCGGGGCAACGGCGGAGCAGCTCGACCGTCTTCGCGGCGCGGCCATCGACGCTGGGATCGCAACCCAATTCTCTCCCACTGAGGCCGTCCAGGGACTGCAGCAGCTCGCTTCCGTCGGGTTGAACACCGAAGATCAGATAAAAGCCCTGGTCCCCTCCCTGGACCTTGCAGCAGCTCACAGCATCTCAGTGGCTGATGCAAGCTTCGCAGCTACCTCAGCGATGAAGCAGTACAACATCCAGACCGATGATCTCTCCTTCGCCCTGGACCGCATGACGCGCATCACGTCGTTGACAGCTCTCCAGGGGAGAGAGCTTAGGCGTGCCCTTGCCGGGGTCGGTGGTGGAGCGAAAGCAGCGAAGCAAGGTCTATCCGAGATGCTCATCATGATGGGTCTCTCGAGGAGCGCCGGCCTGGATGTCGGAGTAGCCTCTTCCGGGATCTCGATGGGGCTGATGCGGATGTCCACGACGGGGAAAAAGCACCTGGCAGATCTGGGCGTTGCGGTCGGAGACGAGGCGGGGCGCTTCCGGGACTTCGGTGACATCCTCCTGGACCTCTCAAAGGCGACGGAGAAGCAGACCGAGGTGGAGCGAGCTGCCACCCTCACCCGGATCTTCGGAGCCCGCGCCATCAAGCCAGCCGTCGCGATCATGAGCCAGCTCGAGGACGGGATCAAGACGCACACTGGGACAACAGTGAAGGGGGCTGAGGCTCTGGCGTACTATCGAAAAGAGTTGGAAGGCAGCTCTGGAACGCTGGCGAAGTTCCGAGAGCGCTTGCTAGACACCTTCGAAGGACAGAAAATCCTCATCAAGGGTACCCTGGAGACCATCCAAATCGTCCTCGGAGAGCCCCTGGCGAGAGCCTTCAAGCCGATCGTGAAGTTCGTGACCGGGAAACTCAACGAGATCCTCCAATGGTTCGAGGCCCTCCCGAAAGCGACCAAAGACGGGATCGCCCGGATTGCTATGCTTGCCGGAAGCCTCACCGCCGTCCTCGGGGCAGTGATAGCCTTGAAAGCGGCCATCCCGCTGTTCCTCCCCTTCCTGGGAGCGTTGAAGGTCGGGCTTGGTTCCACGATGTTCCTCATGGCCAAAATGCTGGTTCCTCTCGCTCTCCTTGGGACAGCGATGCTCGTCCTCAAAAAGGGATGGGAAGAGAACTGGGGAGGCATGAGAAACGTCGTTGCCAGGGCATTGGGGTCAACCAAGTCAGACATGGAGTCGATCAAAGCGAATGCTGTCAAACTCGGAGAGGGCTTCAAGGCGGGCTTCAACGACGTTTTGCTTGAGGGTGAAGACGCGGTCACGCTCTTTGTCGAAGCGACAGAGGACCTAATGATTTCCATCGGTCTCATGGATGAGAAGTTCAAGGAGTCGGAGGACTCTTGGGACCGTGGAGCTACACTCGGGAGGGCCCTCGCCGCAGTTTTCATGGCGTGGGGCGAAGCGATGCTGTTTTGCTACACGAACCTGAGCAATTTGATCTCCCTGGTCACTGGGAAATGGGAGCCGCTCCTCTCGCGCCTCGAGAAATTTTCTGAAGATGTCGATCCCGAATGGATGCTGAAGCTCGACAAACGGACGATCAGATGGATACGACATCGGATTGCGCCAAAAGACAGAACTGGAGAAATGTTCAAACGGCGGCTATCCCCAAAAGAAAGAGAAGCGCTAGATCCTCGTGTGGCGAGGCCTAGGCGGGGCGTCACCACAGCCCCAACTCTAAATTTCACCCCAATGGCCGTTACCTCTCCCATGGAAAGCCTATTCGTAGCCCCGTCGCAAGATGCCAAGAGCCAACCGAAAACGGTCCACGTCACCCTGGAAGTTGACGGCGAAAAGATGGCCGAAAAGGTGGTAGAGATCGACCGAGAAAACCGAGGCATGACCTTCCGGGGAGATGCGCTGTGAGCCTTCCATTCAGCCCAGGTCAGATCGTCCAGCGAGGTCGCCAGGCTCAGGGGATCTATGGTCTTATTGAGCGCACCTTCTTGGTAGACGGGCAGCCCCCCCGAATGGTTGGGATGGGCAAGCCTGCTCGCGTGCATATCGTCAACACGGTGACGGGAGAGAATATCCCGGTCCTCTTCAACCCGAACGAACTCACGCGTGCACTGGCTGTCCAGTATGAGGATTTCGGGGTGATGGGGCTCGGGCATCAGCCACAACATTTCCGCTTCACCGGCAACCAAGAGATCCGGCTCACCTTCGGATTCCAGAAGCTCGGCAAAAGCGGACGGGCGGAAATGAGGAGCCAGATGAGGTTCTTTGAGAGCCTCTGCTACCCTGTCCGACAAAGCGACCGCTCGTCAGCTCCTCCTCCCGTCCTCATCGTCTGGCCGGGCTACGAGAGCATCGTGTGCACAGCCAGAGAGTGGGAGGAGGTTGCTTCCAGATTTGCCTTTGAGACCCTGGAGCCGATCGCTGCTGTCGTCAGCATGGCCTTCAAAGAGTTGCGGCGGTACACGTTGACCTCCGACATCGTGAGGGAGGGTCGCTGATGCCTGCGAGCTACCCCAGCCGCTACATCCGCCCGGACACCTTCCAGGACCCGAGCGATCGGACACTCCAAGACGATCCGAATCTGGACCGCTTCCGATTCAAGCCGCGAGAGGACAACCTCAAGGCAACGGTTCGGACGGGACAGCGGCTCTGGCACATCGCACACGCTTTCTACAGCGACGCCTTCGACGATGCAGGCTCCCTCTCCTGGATCCTCGCCTACTACAATGAGTTCCCTGACCAGACCCTGTCCCTGACAGTCGGCCAAGAGATCATCGGCCCCTCTCCGCAGGTCCTGCAAGAAGAGATCCTCGCGGTGGAGGACTAGATGCCGGATAGCCGCAACAACGAGGGACCGTTCATCTCTGGGCACGTCCTCCCCCTTCGTGGGGCCAAGCAAGATCTCCCCACGGATGCGATCCTGTTCTGGACAGTGAGGGACCGATCGAAGGGCGCTGACAAGCTCACCCTGACCATAGAGAACGCTGACCTCCGTTGGTGGGACAATCCGATCTGGATCAAAGGAAACACGCTCAGGGTCTCCTTCGGATATCCGTCTCATGTGTCAGTCCCTCGAAAGTTCAAGATCCGTAAGGTGACCGGGTTCACTAGGCTAACCGTTGAGGCTTACGGAAGAGAGCTAGATTTTCATGCAAAGAAGCATGTGAGAAGCTTTCAGAGCATGCGCGTGGATGAGGCTGTCCAGAAGCTAGCCTCAGAAAACGGGTTCAACGTCACGATCATCCAGCAGATCCCCGGGGTCAAGGGGCGCATTCAGCAGACCCGGCAGACCGACGCCCAATTTATCCAGCAGATGGCCGATCGCTACGGCTATGAGTGGTTCATCCGGTCAGATAGCACGTTCGTTTTCCAGGAGAGGGATTTTGACCAAGCCCCGATCAAGGTCT